TTTACTTTTTCATGGTTAAACCTCCTTTTATTAACGTGGCAAGCGTTTAAGATATTGCAGTTCGTAGTCATCGCTGTACAACTCTTTGAAAGTTTTTAGCGTTGTTTCCTTTATGCAATCTATTTCTTTTTCCGTTGCGGGTCGTGTTTGGATTAAATAGTAACCCTCGCACGCCACATTATGCCCCCAATTGACCGAAAATGTTGTAAAAGGTTGTGTAAAAGTAGGATAATCCCTAATAAATATTTCAATGAGTTTGTTGTCCCTTTTGTGTGTCCTGATAGTGTATTTTAAAATTTGCTTTTTCATGGTTACGCCTCCTTTAAATTGTTGTCATCATACAGAATAACTGGCCCATTTTTACGTATAAGTTCCAAAGATTCACGGGAGATTAAAAACAATAAAAATTGCTGCCTTTTCTCGTTCGTTTCGGAGTTCGCAAAAAGCCCTATATTTTTAATTAGATATTCCAAGTAAACTTGTTTTTGTTTGTTTGGAATATGCTTAATAAATTCTTGCTCAAATCTCGGGTTATACATTATTTGCCCCCCTTGCGTTCAAAATAGTAAGTATTGAACATTTTCCCGCTTTGGCGTGCTGTTACTTTGTAAAAACCGCTATTTGTAATAATTGCTTCGTGGCAATTGAAACCAACACCGCCCGAGAACGAAACGCCCCACAAGTCAATCGTAGCACCATAACCCGAACCCAAATATTTTTTTGAATGTTCTTTTTTATACAAACTAATCAAGGCAGTTTTCAAAATGCCCAAATCTTTGTTAAAACATTCTGCCGTAGCGGTTGATTCCTTATCATACCCGCACCCACCAATCTTGCGAGAAACGTTGTAATTTTCCCCCGTTCTGACTTCTGCTTGCGGATTTGCGCCCCATGTTGCGGATTTGTACCACTCAACAGAAACAGAAATAAAAGCGGGTATATTCGCAATGCAGATTTTTTCTATTTTGCGCTTTGTTGCTTCTGCCGTTTTCTTGTAATTCTCAATGACTTTGTTATTGTAGGCATCTACAATAAACTTGTAATCATTTTCGGAAAATTCCTTTATTTGCTTTTTGGAAAATTCCTTCTTAATAAACCAAGCATCTAGCAATTTTTCTTTATTGGGGTAAAACTCTTTAAAATACCCGTCATTTTTGACACGTTCAACCGCCTTTTTAAGCGATTCGTTTACCTTCTTAAAAGCCCAATTTTTCAAAGTTTCGTTTTTCATGTTTTTATCCTTCCTTTTTTTATTGTTGAATTTTACAAACAAATTAAAGCGTACAACATAACGCCAAAACCGCTAAAGAATACCAAAGTATCGTTTATAAATTTTGTTTTCATATTGTAACCGCCTTTTGTTGTTGTCTATATATAATATAGATTTGTTTGTATTCTATGGTATAAAAATTTTGTAACTGGTGTAAAAATGCGTTGAGAAAAAGGGCAGTTTTCACAACAAAATTAGTGCACATTTGCGTATGCCGTTTAATTGCGTTTGCGTGCGTTCTGAGGCGTTTTTTCTTTTACCCTTGTCCTAGTATGGAAAAATTTTTTTAGGGGCTAGGCACAACTTTTACACATTCCATCTACAACTTATCAACAAGATATAAACAAGACCGTGGGCGTTGAGAATTTTTACAATTTTCTCAACGGAAAACAACACAAGAATAAATTTTTTATTCCTTTAGTGCTATATAATACTATATTGATAGTATCAACAAACAACAAACAAGCGAGGTTAACAAAATGGAAGTATCACACTACAAAATCAAATGGCACATAGCTATCTTCAAAGTTAGCAAATGCAACACCAAATGGAAAAAGTTTAAAATGGAATACAACAAAAATTTCAATTATTACGGAGTTATAAACGAAAACAAGATTTCTTTGTGGCCCATGAACCCAGATAGAATCAAATGGATAAAGGAAAATTTGCCGTGGGGATGTTCCGTAAAAATTATTTCTTTCACCGATAAACAATTCGGGGAACAACTTAATTTTTACGGCAGATACGAAGATTAAAAAAAATCAAAACGAGGAAAATCAAATGAAATATAAACTAGAATTTAGCAAAGACGAAATTATCACGTTAAAAAGCGTATTAAATGACAGAAAAGAAACTTTACAAAGGGTTTCAAATTACAAAAAGTTGTCATTAAATCAAAAAAGCAGACTAAATGAAATAAACAATATTTTAAAAGAAATTAAATATAGATGTATTAATTTTTATTGAATAAAAGGAGGTTTAACCATGAAAAAGTAAATACCACGATAGCAAGCAGCTACCACACCCGCCCCGCAATTATGCGGGGCTTTTCTTTTGCTCCAGCGAATCCACGAACGCCAGAAGCGCACGCAAAAAACAACATGGGCGCATCTAGGCTAGGGGGGTATGGGGGGGAAAGGGCGGAAAATAAAGGGGGGGGTCTTTATCCCATACATCCGACACACCATTTTTTCAGTGCTATTTAAACGCAAATGCAGCCCCTCTGAGGGCTTTTCTGTTTTACCCTATACTTACTATCGCCTTCATCAAATTAGGGGCTCATAGCGCACGCTAGGCCCTATTTTTTGAGCAGTATGTCCGTGCAGTATTTTTGTTAAAAAAATCATACGGGGTGTCTTTATAGTTGGCCTGCGAAGTGCGCCATAAGGGGTTGAAAACGATTTCGGTTTTCGGAAATCGGAATCTGTTTTCGGTTTCGGGGAAAATCGGGTACGGGGTTCCTGCGTGATTGTCCGTACAGACACCCGCCCCGTCATTTTTTTACGGATAAAAATTCATTTAGGTACTGCTCACTTGAGCATCACCTTCACCATGCGCTCAAGGGCGTCCTGCCTGCTCCGTATGCGCTCAACGGCATCAAGAACATCCACGATGCGCATTTCCTCGGTGGTCGGCTTGAAGTCCTGCAACTGCGATAGGATTGCAGTGCGCACCTTCCCCGCACGTTCAAGAACCTCGTCAAGGTAGTTCAGCCTGTCCTCTATCTCCTGCAACCGCTTCCCGTCAAGACGTGTGAGCCTACGCCTGCGTAGCCTTAAAGCCACCAGTATGCGCTCAACTATTCCTACCTTCTCGGGGGGAAGCGTCCCCTTCGTGTAAACCTCGTCAAGGCCGCTGCGCTCCGTCTTGATGTTCTCAATGTCCGCACAGGTACGTGCGTGCTTCCTGCGCAAATCAATGTAAAGGTTCAGTTGCTCGTCCGTCATCGTTGTCTGCTCCGATAGGGGTTGATGGGGTGTTCGCATAGATATTTACACCTTGACGGAGGGGGGAACCATTTTTTTCACTCCCTCCCTCTTAGTAAAAATTTAGTAAAGAGTGTTGATAATCTGTTGATATGGTGTTGATAGAGCGTTCATAATTTGGTTGATATTGTTGATAAGATGCTTGGAAAAACGTTATCGTGACAAGCGTTACGGAGATTTTCTGTGGTTGGGGAATCCTTGGGAAAATGTTGGGAAAATGCTTGGGAAAAATTCTTCCCGTTACGTGACGATTTGTTATCGTTACTTTTTATGGCGAAATTTGGCTAAAAAGGGCAGAAATAAGGGAATTGTAAGTTTTGGGAAAAAAGTAACGGTGAGTTATCGTTTACATACCTACCTACCATACCATTCCTACCATCAATAAATATTAAAGAAAACTTATACAAAAGAAAAATTTTTCCGAGATTTCCGAATGTTGACAAATTGTTGATACGATGTTGATAGATTTTTCGTATATTTCGGGTATGCAGACACCACGTTCAAACATTTCGGCTAAATGCTCCCAGTATTTCGGGGACAACCTCCTGGGCACGGATGACGATGGCTCACCCTTCGGGCTAGTAAGGGCGAACCAGTACGGGGAGGTTGCCTACCAAGATTCGCTATCGTGCAGGGAACTCGGCAGAATCCTCTATGCGGGTATAAACCCCGACATCAAGATTGCCGAGGATGACAGGGAATTGCAGGCCCTCATGACGATTGCAAAGAACACTGGCATCAAGTCCGACAAGTTGGGCGTGTACATCCTCCGTGCGGTGAGCCTAATCTTGCAGAACAACTCCGACAAGGGGTACAACTTCTGCTCCTATCGGGGCAAGATTGCGGAGGAACTGCGAGACAACGGCATAAGGGCTGCTATTGACGCAATCCGCTACTGGAACCCGCAGCGTGCGGGGAAGGGTAAGAAACCCGCCTTCTCGTTCCTCTACCTCTGCATCATCCGCAGGATGAAGGGTACGCTCACGAAGAACAAGCAGAAACTGCTTCGGAGAATCCGCAATGCGGAGAAGAACGGGAACCTCGCCAATCCCGAGTTGTACATCTGCCTCGGGGCGTTCACGAAGGAGAACTACTTTGACGGGCGTAAAATATCGGATGACGTGACCGATGGGCAGACGTTCATGCAGGCCCACGAATACTACAACCTTTTGAAGCAGCGTGCCATAGCACGCATAAGGAGCAAGTACCATGGCGATAACAAGTCCGAGAGTTCTGAGGCTGCTAAGGACTGCTAATTCGGGATTTGACCCGAGGGTGATGCTCGGGCGTTCCACGGGCATGGTTTCCCGTGGTAGCGCATGGGGTCTTGCCGCAGACCAAGCGGGTGCGGAGGTGGGGCCTTCCACTAGGACTGCCGTAGACTTGGGCCTTGCGGGAGCGCAGGGAGAACCGAACGAAGATGGTATTGCCGAGAACATCCAAGACCCTACCCATACGAGGTACATCTTCGTGGGGAACATCGCCTGCTGCCCGAGGTGTGCGGAAATGAGCGGCATGGAAGTCCCTGCGGGGGTGAGCATCTTTGAGTTCAGCCACCCGAACTGCCGATGCCAGATTGTACCCGAGAGCGTTGCGAACGGGATGCTCATGAACCAGTTGCCCCGTCCGCAGAACAACACCCCGACCTATTTCGGGAAACCCGCAATCCCGTACACGAAGGCGCAGACGGAGGCGGCAATTAGGCGTGCGGACTACTACGAGAACGTCATGGATAGGAAACGCATGGCGATGATGGGGTTGTGATGCCTAGGGGAAGGAAAAAGGCGGGTATTCCCGTAATCGCACGTAAACGCACCTTTGGGACGATTTCTCCGCAAGGTGCTACCAGAGTACCCCCTAGCGAAAAAACGGGCTTGCAGACCCATCTGCGTGCAAATACAGGGGTGTTTAGGCCAATGAACAAGGAAAACGGGACTCTGGACGTGAAAATCTTTAGGAGGGGCTTGAATGTTCAAGACCGATGACATTGAAATCCCGAAGGATGAACTTGAAACGCTCGTCCAGTCCGACCCCACGCTGCTTGATTTCGTCACGAAGGCAACGAACGCCTTTAGAACGAACGAGACCATCCGTCTTGCGTGTTTCAGCAGTGAACAGATGGACAGGCCTTTCCTCAAGTACCTCCTCTACAAGTTGGGATTCCGAAGGGACGTTGAGTTCCTTGACTACCTTGACGACCCGCAGACCAAACTGCACAAAAGTGTACTGAATTTCCTCTATGACGAGTACGAACTGGCGAAGAAGGACTACGAAATGTCCCTCGCATCGGACTGGATTGCCTCTGGGAACGAGAAATCTGCCGCTGCGAAGGTATTGCAGGTTCTCAAGCGTGACACTTGGGGCGAGAAGGCCATGAACATCACCAACAACGCCCCCACGCAGATTGTTTTCGGGGAGAAGGCCCCCAAAAAGACCCCTGCGGAGAAGGTCGGGTGGCATGGCGTTGACAAGTTGGTTGAAGGAGGGCTCATTTGAGCAGGCAGAAGGAAAATACGCTCAACATTGAACTGCTCCCGCATCAGCGGAGGTTCTTGCAGAGCGAAAAGACGTTCACCATCCTCTGCGGTGGGCGTTCTTGCGGGAAAACCTTCTGCGCATCGTGGCTCGTTGTCCAGTGGCTGCTCCGTGGCTACGATGTCCTGTGCACCGCACAATCGTACAAGACCCTTGAACGTGTTCTTTTCAAGGGCGTGGTTGAGAAGATTGCGGAACTCGGCATCACGCCCGAGTGCAACAAGACCAAGATGGAAATCCGTCTCAACGGGCATACCGCATACTTCTACTCGGCAGAAAAGAGCAACATTGACAACGTTCGTGGCCTCACCAACATCAAGGCACTCGTCATGGACGAGGCGGCTCTCGCAAGCAAGGAGTTCCTTGACGTTGCGATGGCTACGCTGCGTGGCGAGGGAATCGGAGACCCGAGAATCTACATGATGTCAACCCCGAAGGGCGGCAAGAACTTCTTCTCAAAGATTATCCGTGAGACACCGCCCGAGGACATTGAAATCATCTACGCACGCTCCCGTGACAACACCACGCTTTCGGAAAAGTTCTTCCGCTCCCTTGAGGCCACGTACTCGGGAACTTTCGCTCGGCAGGAACTTGAGGGCGAAATCCTTGATTCGGACACTCCCGACCAGTTGTTCTCCTCGCAGGTCATCGCCACGATGATGAACAGGACTTCCCCGTGGAGCGAACATGACATCCCCGTTGTAGGCGTTGACATGGCCCGATATGGTGACGATAGCACCACCGCATACCTCCGCAGGGGAAGGTGCGTGGAAAAGTTGTTCTCAATAACGAAATGCGATTCTTTCGTGGTGTACGAAATGCTTCGGCAGAACTTGATGTCGCATAACTTGAAGAAGAACCGCTGCGTGTTCAACTTTGACGGGACGGGCGGTTTCGCATCTGGCGTTGTTGACTTGATGCGAAAGGCGCAGTACATCGTGAACGAACTGCACTTCAACTCAATGACGAACGTCAATTCCGATTACTTTGCGAACCTCCGTACCATGATGTACTTCAATTTCAGCGAGGCTTCAAGGCGGGGACTTTCAATCCCGAATGACGAGAAGATTGAAATGCAGTTGTCATGCGTCCGCTACTTCATTGACGGAGGCGGCAAGAGGCGTCTGTACCCGAAGGAGCAGATGAAGGAAATTCTCGGGTATTCTCCCGATGACATTGATGCAATCGCACTCACGTTCGCACACGGGAACATGGATGACCCGTTCAAGGTTGACCTCGGGTTCCTTGACCCGAGCTACGATTTTGAGGGTGCTATGGAAATGATTAACCAATCTTACGCATGGAGAAAAGCACAATGAACGAGAAAGAATTTGAATACGATGAAGGCACGCTCGCACGCTTGAAGAAATTCATCCGTGACTACGATTCTGTGTGCAAGAAGGACGTTGAACGCATGCGGAGGGACAGGGCTTTCGCTGCGGGAGACCAGTGGAACGAATACGAGAACGATGCCAACAGCGGAAGGCCCGAGGCGGTGTTCAACATCATAGACAACTTCAAGAACGCCATACGGAACCCGTTCCTCTCACGTCCTTTTGACTTGAGCTACGAGACCGCAACGCCCGAATCCACGCCAGTTGACAAGATTAACGAATGGGTGAGGAACTTGCAGAACGAATGGCAGACGAAGAACGCCATTGAGACTGGCCTTGACTGCGGCATCGACTGCGGACGTGGATTCATGTACGCAACGAATACCGAGAGCAACAAGGTTGGCGTTTTTGCGGTCAATGACCCAACGATGGTGATGTTTGACCCGAACTCTACCGAAATCAACGGAAGCGATGCGGAACGCTGCGTAATCGTTGAGTACGTGAGCAAGCAGAAGGCGAAGGCCAAGTACGGGATGCGCTATGACGAGGAATCAAGGGACAACATCGTTCCCGACCTCGGTGACAACTACCGCCCGAAGGATGACATGTGCATCGTCATCAACTTCTACGAACTTCTTCTTTCCTATGACAAGGAACAGAACGAAATGCGGCAGGTGCTTTTCTCAAAGTTCGTTGACGGGAGCATCGTTCAGCAGAGCAAGCTCAACCTGCGCCATATCCCCGTTGTTCCGATTTGCGGCACAAAGACGTGGATTGACAAGCATAGCACTTTCGTGGGCATCACACACAAGTTGCGTTACCCGCAGATGGTAATCAACTATGCGGTACGTCAGTTGATGGAACGCCTCGCACGCACCCCCAAGTCGCAGATTGTCATCGGCAAGACCGCCTTGCAGGGTAACGAGACGTACTATCAGAACATGGACAAGAATCTTTCTCCGCTCCTTCCGTACAATGACTTCACTAGCGGTGGGCAGAAGATTGAGCCACCGTTCCGATTTGACAACTCCGTGCAGTGCGATGACATCATCAAGATTGTGCAGGGGCAGATGGAACTCATGTCTACCATCGTGGGCATGCCGCTCACCGGAATCGCAGGTTCCCTCGGTGCGGAGGAAACGGCAGAGAGCATCCTTTTGCGCACAAAGTCAACGGAGAGCAACGTATCGCACTTTACCGAACATGCGAAGCAGAGCATGAAGCAGTTGGGCGTTGTGCTATTGGAATGGTACGAATTGTATTCGGACGAACCGATAAACGGGGTACGTCCCGTTGTTGGCGCAGGCCCCGAGACAATCACTTCCAAGGCAGAGGCACGCAGGCAGTTGCTTGCGCTCTCGCAGTTGTACCCCGAGAACATGAAGCCCGTAATCGCATACGGAATCACAAAGACCTTGGACAACGTTGAAATTTCTTCCGTTTCCAACATGCTTGCGAAACTTCTGCCTCCCGAGGTTCTTACCGATGAAATCCCGCAGGTTGCGCAGTTGCAGAAGCAGATGCAGCAGATTGTTGACTATGACAGGCAGCAGATGGCGCAGAAGGACGAGCAAATCAAGAACCTTGAGAACCAGTTGTTGCAGTTGCAGTTGAAAACCGAGAGCGAATACAACATTGCCGCCATGAACAACGCAAGCAAGGAAAAGATTGCCGCCATGCAGTTGATGGGCAAGCAGCAGGAAACCGAGCAGAAGGGCGCACTTGATGCGCAGAAGATGTACATTGACGCCAATCGTGAGCAGCAGAAGGCTGCGCTTGAACTTGAGACCAAGACCAAGTTGGCGAACATAGAAATCGTCAAGAAACTTGCCGACCTTGACATCCAGAAGCAGAAAGCGGCCCTTGACGAGCAGGCGCAGCAGAGAAAAATTTTGGCGCAGAGCCAGAATACACCATGATTCGTGGTGTAAAATATGGAGTGCGGTGAGGTAGCTAGTGCCTCGCTGCGCTTTGCAGACCACTAAACTAGATAGGCAGGAAAAAGCCATGTCAACATCAGTAGATAGACTGAACTCCGTTATTGAGCGTGAGAACGTTTCGTCCCAGACCTTTGATGACCTTGAAAAGTCACTCAATCAAGGCCAACCACAGGAACCCGAGAAAGGAACGGACACTCCCCCCGATAACGCTCCGAATCCATCCGAACCTAAAGTGACGGGAGACGATGGAGGTAACAAACCGCCCGAAGCGGAGAAAGGCGGTGCAGCAGGTGGGCAGAACACGCCTAACGAGCCTTCCGTAGAAAAACCGAAGGACACAGACCCGAACAACAACAAGCAGCAGCACACTCCCGAGGAGAAGCGTGAGTACGCTTGGCAAAAGTTGCGAAACGAGAACAAGACGTTCCGCACGCAGAACGAGCAACTCACGCAGCAAATCAAGGAATTGCAGTCGCAGATTGATTCTTTCAAGCAGAAAAGTTCGGAACCGCAGGAAAAGTTGACGAGGGAAAATTTCGCTACCGAAGAAGATTGGTTGCGTTACCTCTCGCATGACCAGAACATGAAGGACTTTGCGGCCCTTCAAAATCAGCAGAACGAAGGCTACCTCAAGCAGTTGCAGGAACAACAGAGAATGTTGGTGATTGCGGAGCGAGAGGAAGCATTGTTCCCTGCGGAGAAACGGACTGAATACGTGCAGGTGGTAAATGCCGCCATGGGAGCGGGAATGAAATCCGCTCTTGAGAACAATCCCGACATCATGCAGTTCATTGACAACTCGCAGATGGGGCCTCGCATCCTCTACCATTTCGCCATGATGCCGAAAGACATGATTGCGATTGCGGAGAATCCGAATCCCGCATCCCGTCAGTTCATGCTTGCCAACCTTGAACGTGGCCTGTACAACCACTTTGTTCTTGGAGCGGGAAATCCCCAGAACGGGAAACCGAACCCCGAGACGAACACGAACCCCAATCCTGCCCCGAATCCTTCGGGAGCACCAACCAATCAGTCCACCCCTCCGAAGAAAGTACCTCCCCCCGTAATCGGCAAGGTTGGTAGCGGGATGGACAATACAGACCCCGAATCGCTTACCGAACAAGAGGTAATCAAGGCGTATAGAAGGGTCACAACCTAACGGAGAACAACATCATGGCTAACGAAACCAATTCTTTCAGCCTTAACCGCAAGACCCAGTTCCTCGCTGCTGCGGTCAATGACAACGTGCCGTACATTCAAGCCTCCCGCTCCTATCTGAAGGGCAAGGTTGAAGGCAAGAAGTGCGGTCTCACCTACAACTTCTACTTCCCCGACCCTGGCAAGGCCTATGCGGGTACTAGCGAAGTAGACATCACGAATGACCTCAAGGTTGTTACGGAACGTGAGGTGTCCTGTACCCTCATGAACGCCCGTACCTCCATTGAACTCGGTACTTGGGAACGCCTTACCGAGATTGAAGATTTCGTGAACGAAATCGCAGAACCCCGTGGCATGACCCTCGCTACCGAAATTGAAATTGATTCCATCACCCGTGGTTGGAAGGTTTCGGATGGTGCTAGGGTTGTCGCTGCTGCCGACCTCGGCATGGATGACCTCGCAGGCATCGCTGCCGACCTCAAGGCAATCCGCAGCCGTGGCAAGTTCCGTGGCTTTGCCGACCCCTCCTTCTTCCACTCTCTCGGTGCGAAGAACCTCTCCCTGTTCTTGCCGAATGACATCATGCGTGAAATCTACCGCAGTGCCTTCATCGGCAACTTCATGGACGTGGACTGGGTGTCCGAAACCTACATGCCGACCCTCTCCGTGACGGGCGGTATGACTGGTGCGAAGGTCACTGCCATCGGAACCGATGGCGTGAGCGTGACGGGAACCAACCTCTATGCGGGTATGATTTTCACCCTCTCTGGTGTCAATGCTTACTGCACTGACATGTTCGGTCGCAAGACCAAGCAGGAAAAGGTGTTCATCATTGATTCCGTCAATGGTGGCGGTACTGCGGGTACTCTCTCGCAGCGCA